GAACCAGGCCCACCTGCGAGAAAGATTGCTTTAAAAATTGCGGGGTCGTTGACACCCTCTTCTAGATATTTACTAAACCTTAACACAGATACACCCTTATTGTAGTATGATATTATTTATAAAACTTCTGTACTGAAGTAACAAAGTTTTTCGTTGTTATATACAACTAATCCATCTAACGCAGTTTCTTCTAATACTTGAAATGCTTCCTTTAATGTATTTAGTATTGGTTTACCCTTAACATTGAAAGATGTGTTGAGTAATACCCCGCCACAGGCGCCCAGAAGGTCGTAGACGAACGCATTTGACTTTCTGGTAACTGACTGCACCCTTGCCGAACCATCTACATGTGTTACAGCTGCAAGTTGTTCTTTATACTCTTCACGTACTTTAACACTGAAGTTCATGTATTCTAGGTTATCATATGACCCTGCATCAAAGTATATATGTGCGTCTTCCTGTCGCACCATAGGCGCAAACGGTCTGTAGGACTCTCTACGTTTGACTAGGTTGACCTTATCCTTCTTATCCCAACCCTTGGGGTCGCAGATGATTGATCGATTGCCTAACGCACGAGGGCCAACCTCTGCATTACCCTGCACCAAACCAATGATCTTGTCCTCCTTCAGAAGACCTACTAACTGGTCTATTGAGATGATTGCAGAACTAAACTTGTTTCGATAATTAAACATCTCGGGCATGTCTTGAATCGGTAGACCTGCATAACGAATGTCTGCACCAATGAAATCAAGTCGTTTATTTATTGACATGTATTGACATAACATACCAAAGGGTAGTCCATTGTCGGTGACATCTGGTGGTACAAATACTTCTAGACCCAACTCTTCCTGTATTCGTGTGTTGGTAAGAATGTTCAAGGCACAACCACCAGAAAGAATCAGACGTTTGCCGTTACGACAGATCTCCGCCCACACTTCTGGTTCTCGCAGATATTGCAGAACGTTCTCTTCATGTTGTTGTTGAATACCCGCAGCAATGTCACACTCTTCTTCCCATGTAACCTGAAAGGGACTGACCATCAATTGAAAATGGTTAATCTCTTCTGGGAGTTCTCCCCAGTTTATATTAAACCACTTTTTACCATCTGGTTGTTGTTCACCAGTACGCATGATACCGTCTGATCTCAACTGTCCCGCGTCTGCATTATATGATCTTCGATACCAAATCCATGCTGGGTTGACCATATTGGTTATTTCTTCATCTTCATTAATCAAACCTCTACCTAGGAATGCATGGTAACTATCACGATTTCCGTACGCAGACATTCCCATGACTTTACCTGGCATGTCTAGAGACGAATCGGTCTTACTGACCATCTTTTGGCAACCTAGTCCAGCGGCTAAGTTATAGTTGCGACCAAAGAAATATGGCCACGGTTGAGGAGCATCCCTATCGTAGTTGGCGTGCGAGGCGGGTTTCACTAACCAAGGGCGGCAAAAAAATACATGGGTATGACCGTCATCTCCACCCGCATCAGAAGTAAACGCAGTACAAGTCTTTTCTTCCTTTGCCCAAGGTGACTGTGCATATGCACCCCACGCATGAGCGCGATGGTGGCGTTTGTGCCACTCGATCTTACGTACGTTGAAGATACTTTTGACTAGTTCAGGGTTAAGTGCAAGACTGTCATCTCTATATAGATCGTGTCCTCCACTGTATGAACCAACTATGAATGCATCATAGTCGTTCTTGATACCCAAGGTCTTTTCAGAGATCTCTAAAACAGTCTCTAGTATCTCTCTTTCTTCTTCTTTTCTTGCATGTCCCCTATAGTGTTTTATTCCTGTTAATTTTTCAATCTCTATGACGTGAAATGTTTTTGTTTGGTCGTTGTACAAACATATTGAGGAATCGTGTCCCCAATAAGCAGCGGCCAAGTTAGCCATCAGGTTCTCCTTTTCCTAGATGTTTTGCATGGATTTTACACCCTATAAATGAATTGTAATAATCATCACTTAGCAAGACATCTTTCTCGAACTGAATCTTTGCTTCGTAATAAGAACAATCTCCCTTCGTCTTACACAGACGTAGGATCTCTCTATGATATTTTTCGCCACCGTGATCTTCTACCAGTATCTTTAACGCTTCATTACTACCATAGTACTCACGCCAGTCAGACTGTTTGGTAACCTTACGTTTCCGTTTGGTTCCTTTGAGAGGGGGTAATCTGCGAGTAGACCAGAAGAACTTCTTCCCGATATATTTCTTTCCATCAGGATCGGTGATACAATAGACAAACCCGACGAAGTCTTTTAGGAAATCTTCGTCGGGTTCAAAGTCTTGATCTTCGTACAACCAAGTATTAATCTTCCCACTCCTCCTGAGAAGGTGTACCACACATAGGACAGTGGGTAGGCTTCTCTTCAGAGTTCTTTACTATGAGGGTGACAGCAGCATCGCATACTCCACACACCATTTCATATTCGTATTCCATTGGTACCTCCTCATGCAACAGCGACCTCAGTTTCCCAACCCCAGTCACCTTCCATTCCATTAACCGAATACTCGGTCACACGTTTTTCAAAGAAGTTGTCATGAGATGCGCCATTCAATACCCAATCTAACCAAGGTAAAGGATTGTCCTTTTGTCGGAACTTAGTTTTAAGTCCTAACTGAAGTAAGCGTCTGTCTGCAATGTGACGAATGTACTTTCGTACTTCTTCTTTGGTGAGACCCTGAACGTCATTGCCTTTGAATGCAAGTGCGATGAACTTATCTTCAAGATCTACTGCTTGTTTTGCCATAGTATATATCTTTGATTTTAACTCATCATTTACGATACGTGGATGTTCGTCACAGAACTCACGGAATAACTTTGCATTACCCTGCACGTGAATGGTCTCATCACGAATAGACCACTCAACAATTGTACCCATACCCTTCATCTTACCGAAACGTTGAAAGTTCAACAACATCACGAATGATGCGAACAGTGACATACCTTCGTTGAACACTGATTGTGCGAGTGCAAGTGCCAACCCAGTTTGAGTACTACAATCTCCGTCTTTCATGAAGTCAATCTTATCTGACATCTCCTTGTACTCTAGGAACGCATGGTACTCTTCGTCAGCAAGACCTAGTGTATCATTCAACAACGCATATGCACGTTGGTGTACGCCTTCACGGTTTGCAAACGACGACAACATATTACGCACTTCATTGTTCTTAAACTTTGGTATCAACAACTCATGGTAGTTTTCGCCTACCTGTACATCTGACTGTGTAAACAAACGAAGAACCTGAGTAACAAACTCTTTCTCTTCTTCCGTCAATTTAGTTTTCCAATCCTGAACGTCTTCACTAAGTTCTGCCTCATCTTCTACCCAATGAACCTCTTCGTGTTTCTTTGTCAGTTCAACTGCCCAAGGATACGCGAAAGGTTTGTACGTCTTACTGAACTCTAACAACATCTATCTTTCCTCTGATTAATAGTTTTTGAAATGATTGTATTCTTTTGGACTCCATATGAAGTCACTTGATATGGTACGTATGTATTGATAATCTAAACTTTCCATCAACTCTACAACACCAAACGAACTCTTTATTCCCTCTGGTGTTTTTAGAGAATGTTCTGTAGTAATGACTGGTCGATTTCTCTTTATTGTTTCTATTCCGCCCTTCAATACCTCCAGTTCAAGACCCTCAACGTCTATCTTGATAAAGTCCACTTCGGTAAACCCAAAAGAATCTAACGTTCGGACATTACATTTAATAGGATCATGATCATTTATATCAATGTTTTTAAAATGAGAAGCATGACCTGAGAATCGTGGGTTAAAGTAAATGTCTATCTCACCTTCATCCTCTCCCAGTCCATATGGGAAAACCTCAACATTGTTTAGTTCTCGACCTTTTACATTTTCAACTAAACAATTTAAAATGTCTGGTACGATCTCAAAGGATTTAACCTCATCAAACTGTTTTGACAGGTGTTCAGATACAAACCCGTAGTTTGCACCAACATCAATAGCCACTCTTTTATTGGTTGTATTGAACGCAAAGAACTTATCTAGTTTTCTGAGAAAGTTGTGATCATAAGGTTTTTTACCAGAAACAAAATCAAGAGCAGCCCCTGACTTTTCATCTGTTAAGAATACCCAATTTCTTTGTTTGCTCTTTCCACCCATCTATCCCTCACATGCACGACACTCTTCTGTCTCTTCAAGTTGTAGTGCGCCATTGGATAACCACTTCATAAGATCATCATACCCACCAATGTATTCACCTTCTACGTAGATCTGTGGTACAGTTTTTACATCCTTACGTCCAGTTATCTCTGCGGCAGTCTTACCTGCATCTTCAATATCAATGGCATCGTAGGGAATACCTCGTAATTTCAACTCTTCTTTTGCGAGTTGACAGTATGGACAGTTCTTTTTGGTGTATACTAGAGTACGTCGATCGTCCTGTAGTGCGACACGTTCAACCTTCTCAGATACATTCTCTGCACGTGCCTTTGCTTCTGTACGTAGATAGTACAGACCCTTGAGTCCTTCTCTCCATGCTTTCAAGTGTACTTGGTTTACGTACGCCTTGTCTGATCCTGAAGGGAAGAATACGTTAACAGACTGACCCTGACATATGAAAGGTTGTCGATCTGCTGCGTGTGTTATTACCCAGTTCTGGTCTAGTTCTTGTGCGGTCTTGTAGATTGCTTTCTCACCTTCAGTTAGGAATGGTAGGTGTTGTACCGATCCTTTGTTGGTGATAATAGAAGTCCAGTTAGATTCTGTGTCCTCTCCTTTAGACTTCAACAGATCCACCAAGTATGCATTCTTAACTAAGAACGAACCTGCACGTGTGCGGTGTGTGTATGCACATGCCTTCAGGGGTTCAATAGAAGGACTAGTAGAGAGGATTACTCCACTGGATGCATTAGGTGCAATTGCTAACAGGTGAGAGTTTCTACGTCCAGATCCGATTCCGTCTGGATACTCACCTTTCTCCACTGCAAGTCTTTCCGTCTCTGCCACTGCTGCTTCGTTAATATGGTTGAACACAACGTGATTGATCTCTCTGGCCTTGTCTGATTCCCACGCCACTCCGTGTTTCTGGAGTAGACTGTGGAAACCCATTGCACCAAGTCCAATAGATCTTTCTCTTTCAGCAGAGTATTTTGCACGTGCAATTGAGTCGGGTGCGTGTTCGATGAAATAGTCAAGGACATTATCAAGCATACGAATAAGGTCTTCGACAATCGTAGTGTCTTTCCACTCATCATAATATTCCAAATTAAGAGACGACAAACAACATACCGCAGTGCGATCAGCGGACGTGGGTAGGTGTATCTCGTTACAGAGATTACTACCATTGATCTTTAATCCCAGATCTTTTAAAGGTTTGGGTAGATACTTGTTTGCAGTGTCAATAAAGTTTAAGTAGGGTTCACCTGTACGGAATCGTGTCTCAAGGATACGTTCCCATAACTTACGTGCATCTACAGTATCTTTTACAGAATCGTCCTTGGGATCACGCAGATTGAACGGAAGACCCATCGTCACACACTCCATGAACTCATCTGTGATGTTGATGGCGTTGTGTAGGTTGAGTGCCTTGCGTTGAACGTCACCCGTAGGTATACGCATGTTCAAGAACTCAATGATATCGGGATGAGACACATCCATATATGCAGCATAAGAACCCTTACGAGTCTTACCCTGACGGTATGCAATCATATCTGCATCTACGGTGTGTAGGAAAGGCATAGGGCCAGGCGCAACATCTGATACCGTACGTACGTCACTCCAGTGACCACCGACACCACCACCGAACACAGATAACCATCGTAGTTCTGCGGTATGATCGATTAACCCTTCTAGGGTGTCCGGAACATATGTTAGGAAACAAGATATCGGTAAACCTTTACTTTTACCCTTACCGTTTCCATTGGGTGCATTGGACAACACAGGTGACGCAAACATAAAGTATTTCTTAGATACGTAGTCATACAAACGCTGTGCAAGTTTTTCATCTCCTCCTGACCATGCAATTGCTGCACGTCTGTAACCTTCTTGGGGAGATTTCTCATTATCATTTAGGTAGAAATCTTTTAACATTCCCACTGCGTAGTCCTGAAGGACAGAGTCGCGGGATTTATCAATCTTAACTGACATAGGTTTGTCTCGGTTTAGTTTTAGTAACGTTTATATGAAGGTACAGTATACACTGTACTTAGTCTTTTGTCAACTGTTCCGAGGACAATTCTTCATTTTTTTCCAACCAATCTTCACTATCCGTATCAGTATCTTCTTGTGTTGCTTTGCGATAGTATAGAATGATTTCCTTCTGCTCTAGTATATACCTACGGATCTCTTGTAGGTTGAACGCCATGTTCTCATAACCCTGTGGAGTCAGACCCATCAAGACGAACGCACCGGACTGTAACTTCTCAAGTTCAGCAATCTTTTCGTCTTTATTCTTCTCCGTGATCACAAAG